TAAGTATTGGTGAAATATTTCTAGTTACATACATTTCATATTGATTACTGTCTTCTCTTTTTAAATCATTTAAATATTTTTTTTCAGTCCAGTAATAGTTTTCAACTAAAAATTCTTCATCACTGTAATATTTTTCTAACTGTAATCCAAATTTTTTTCTGTTTTCATCAGTTTCAAATTGGCTTGCAAACGGTAGTCTCCCAACAATAAATCGATACTCTTCTGTGTCTTGCCTTATATTTCCTTTGTTATCTCTAGTTAAAAGGCCTACTTCAACAGCTTCTTGTAAAAGGGCTTTTCGTCTTTGTTCCTTTACAAGATAATCTTTTGCAGTCGTTCTGCTTCTAGCTTCTCCTAACTCATCACCAATTTCTACAGGGCCAACATAAATAGGAGGGGCAACAATAGACCAGTAAGCTTGTCTGTACATGTCTAACGCAGTAGTTCGATTACTTTTGCTTTTATTCATTCTTATATATTCTTCAATGTCTGGATCAATAATTTCTTCCCAAGCATTAAATTTAGCTGTGTGGTAAGCACGAATAAAAGAATGGGCTTCTGCTGGGCTAGCTGCCTGATTAACTAAATTAATATATTCGTTTTCTATTTCATCTATTCTATTTCCATATATAGTTATTTGTTGTTGCAGTCGTTTAGGTCTAGAATCTTTAGCTCTTTTTTCTTTTCTTTCTTGCCTAAACTTTCTTAATGTAGGGTGTTCGTCTATGTTGTTTCTTTTTTCAACATCTAATTGTGGAATCTCGTCATACATTACTCCGTAATGCTTAAACGCTAATTCATTTTTAACATCTGTTTCTGTTTTGTAAGCTTGGAATCCCATGCCATAAGTGTTGCTAACAATTCCTGATACTGCTCTAGGGTCTGATACTGCATCTAACGGTCTAAATGTCCCTGTTTCTTCATCAACAAATATTCCTGCCACTTCTAAGATTTGGTCTAGTACCATAGGAGTTAGCCTGTCAGCTGCTTGTTGTCGCCATCCTTTTGCAGTATTTAAATTTACCTCTTCTCCTAAGAAATCTTCTCCTGTCCAAGCATCTCTAGTAAAAGCACCAAATGGAGAAAGCTTTGATTTAATAAATTGACTGATAATTTCTAATCTATCTTTTTCTTGAATATCTCCTGTAGCTAGCGATTTTCTTTCCCCCATTATTAATTGAGTTATAGCCCTAGCTATTTGTAAATCACCTGCAAAAAAGTCAAATTTAAATTCATCAAATTGACCTTTACCAAAATTAGAAGATCTGGGGTCTAATTCAATCTCTGCTCCAGACATTTCCAAAAACCTTAACCATTGTACAGAAGTTTGAGTATAGTCAACTAATGCATTTGCATACATTTTACCTACTTGTCTGTCTCTTTGTCCTACAGCTAAAGCACCTAAATCCGTACCAATAGTCTTTAATCCAGTGCCCATAAATGCTGGGCCAGATGATAAATACCTAGGAGCAAATAAAACTGAATTTAAAACATCTCCTATACCTGTGCTTACTGCTCCTTTCCCAAAAGGACTTGGGCCACGTCCTGTTCCGTAATTAATAAATCTAGCTATCTGTTCTAATGTTTCTGCTGAAGGAACTGTACCTTGGGCTAATAGTTTGTCAACTGTATTAAAAAATATATCGTGTCTAAATTTATTTAAAAACGTGGTATATGCTCGTTCAGAAACTTCTACACCTTTACCAAATATTGGTATCTCTCTTGCTAGATTACTAACAAAAGCTTCTTCCCTAGCTGATGCTCCAACTACCGCACCTCTATCAGCAAAAAACAAACCTGCTTTTTCAGCAAAAGCATAAAACGGATGCTGAAGTATAGATTCATCTACAGCCCTTGCTCCAACTTCATCAAACATAACTTTATGCATTGTTGTAAATGCATCAGCCCATTCTTGGGGATAAGTTCTTCCAAGTCTTCTTCCTTGTCTAAGTGGAGCAGATAAATCATAAGAAGCAACTATTGTTCTAGGAATACCTATAACGTCTATAAAAGTATTCCAACTTTTATCTGCAATCATTTCTTTAATACTTTTTGTTTGTGGTTCACCAAACATATCTTGGATTACTTTCCAGTCACGTTCTTTAAGGGTTGTGTCTCCCATCATTAAGCGTTTAACAGTATTAGTATTTTCAAGCGTTAATTCTTCTGCACTTTTTCCTGAAATAGCACTTATATCTTTTCTACTCCACCCCGGCATTGTTGCTCTAACAGATGCTTCTTTTGATCTCATCGCATTAAATTGATAATTACTGTAGTCTTTTACATGTTGGAGAATATCTTGAAAATCATTTACAGTTACATTAAGTTCACTAGAAGGTAATACTTCTACTCCTCCCATAATTGCAGATTGGGCTGAAGTAGCATCTTTAATCCTATCTTCTACAGTTATCTTTTTTAAATTTTTTGTTTGTGAATTAAATTCTTCTAATGCTTCAGCCGTTCTTTTTGCTTTAATTTGTTTATAAACAGCTGCTGCATCATCCTGTCCCATTGTGTCAATTAACAGCTTAAATTCTTCTTGTATTTCTTTTTCAAGTAATTGTTCTCTTTTAGCCCAATTGTATTGATTTTCAACAGTAATAGGTTTAAGTGCTTCAATTCTATCTAAGAAAGTTCTGACCCCGGCATTCTTAGAAGTTGTAGTATTAATAAATGGCTTAGGTGGTTGAGTAATTTGTATTCCATAAGCCCCTCCTACAGATGGGTCAGATGGGTCAATAACCCCGCCTTGATCTACAGTTTTTGTTTTTGCTTGTTGGGCTTTTGCTTTAGGGTCATAAGGAATACCTTCTCTTGTATACTCAATACTAGTTTGTCCTGTAATTGCATCGGTTGGAGATTGAGCAGGGATACCTTCAGTACCTACTACAGTTTCTCCCCCTGCTATTTTCCTTGCTTCAATAGCTTCTTCTAATTCTTTGTTATGTTGGTAAAGCTTTGTATCGTCTTTAGCTTTTTCAATTGCTTCATTCATAATCCTAGTTGCATCATCAATACCTTTAACTGAATCAGATACAGGTTTCATCCAATCAAACCCACCTATTATTGTTGGGATGTTTAGATTTGAAAGAGTTTCGTTAATAAAGTTACTGCTAGTTCTAATTCTTGAAGGGGTCATTAACAAAGGATCAAACGCTACTTCTGATGCAGTTACATAAAATTGAGGGTATTGCTGTACATCTTGTATAGCCCTAGCGTACTCAACAGGATTGTACCCTTCAGGAACTCTTTCTCTGTAAGCTTTATCTACAGCTGCATTAAATTCAGAGTTCCATTTTACTTTATCCCATTTAGCAACAGGGCCAAACCTTCCACTTCCAAAACTAGGCAAAACGCTTCTAGCAGCAGCACCTGTAATTTCTGCTGCGTAAGTTGATCTTTGCAAATTTTTACTAGCAAAATCTGTAGCCCTACCAAGAGTGTTTTCGTAAGCTATATTCTGTAAATATTCTTTAGGAGGCTTGTATAGCATCATGCCTTGCTTGTCACGAAGCCTGCCCATTTCATCTAAAGCTTTTGCTTGTCGCATGTTAATAACAGATCCTGGTGGAGGAAGGTTTGGAGGATTTAAATTAAAGTTATGATGTGACATTAAACTGTTCCTCCCATTGTTGGGTCATCAAACTCCATAGTATTTGGAATTCTTATAGCAGAAGTTTGTGGCTGTACAGTTGGTAAATCAACTTTAGGTAATGGAGCTGCATATGGGGCTTGTGCTCCCGGCATAGCATTTGGTGTTGTAACCTGTAGCCATGATGGGATTGATCCAAAAACATTGCCCGGTAATGATGGGGGTGCACCTCCAAATCTTTGCTCAAACATTGCGTTAGGGTCTTGGCTTAGCCCTTGAGTATATTGATAAATGTTTTGAAATTGTGTTGGAAACAAATCAAGGTTATTTAATATATCTGGGGCATCTAAAGATTTTAATTCACCTGTTACAGGATCACGATATGTAGCGTCAGGCATTCTTGCAAAAGAACCCATAGGAGTCATGCCGTACGCAATTTTTTTAGATGGATCATCAGGGTCTACCTGCCCAATACTTCTTAAATATTCTGGGTCAGCTAACCTGTCAAAAACAGTTGAGCCTTCAAATAGACTATCTCCTGTTTGAGAAGAATAAGGACGAAGAATATCTAAGCTATCACGATAAACAGAATCACTTAAATATCTTTGTGGATCAATGCCTTGCCCTGTTAGCATAGCCCTATCAGATTCCATTAAAGCTGTTCGCTCTTCTTCTCTTGCTTTTAGTTGTTCTGCTTGAGCATCTTCAAAAGAAGAGGTTGCAGTAGCTAACTCTGCTGGGAAATTCATAAAAAAATTGTCATCTGGCATTGGAGAATTTAAATCAAACATTTGCATTAAATATTGTTGTGCCAAATATTCTTCTGTTATTGCGTCAAGAGAATAACCTGGTGGCAGTTTAGTTTTAATAAAATTACGTACTGCTGCTAAAGCTTGGTCTGATGTTGTTGATAACCTGTCTCCCTTAACAGTGTCCGGCCTTAATGGGGTAACATTGTTTTCAATATACTGTTGTATATTTTTTACTATTTCAGTTGCTAAATATTTATTATTACCCAAAGTATCTGTTTGTGATAATAAGTTTTGAGAATATGCTTTTAATTTATCAGCTTCTGTTTTTATAAAATTATCAAATAATTCTTTAGATTGTGTTGTTGTTCCAGTTTGATTCCAATTATTTGGGAAACGAATAGAATCTTTATAATAGTTTCGTAAAAATTCTTCAGGATTTTTTAGTATTTGATTTACAGCATCATCATCTAAATCATCAAGCAGGTCTTGCCCTTGTTTTTTTGCTGCCCATTCTTCTGGTGTAAGAGGGTTGTCTGTGCCTAATGTAGTTAAATACCCATAACGTAATTTTTCATCATTGTTACCTTCTTGCTGCAATGCTTTTAAAGCTAATCTTTTTGCATTACTTTCGCTTGCACCATAAACTCTACTGGTTTGTTCCGTCATGTGTTGTTTAATTTCAGGCCATGCGTTTTCAAAATTAGTCATAAACGTCAAATCAAATTTGTCATTTTCTTGAATTAATCCAGCGTCTATAGCCCCATTTAAAAAAGCTTTTTGTTTTAAATCATCAGTAATGTAGTATGGGTTTTGTGTTATTTCTTCTGTTTTTCTAGTAAGGACTTCATCTAGAATACGATTAACAGCATATGATTCATCATAATAACCACTATCAGATACATTACTTCTTTGCTCTGCATCTTTGTAGTCAGATTCATATACAAAGTATTGACTTGTCATTGATCTAGCTGCTATTAAAGATTCTGATTCAGTAGGGTTTCTTCCTAATGATGTGCTAAAAGCAGCATTCCATTCCGCAAGAGTATCTTTTAATAATTGGCTAACATCTTTTATGTCAACTACTTTCCCTTCTATTTCTGTTTGTGCTTCTGATAATATACTAAATCTTCGTGCCTCAAATTGATCTGGTGCTAGCCCAATAGTGTTAAATACTGTTTGTGTTTCATCTATTAGTTTTTGAATATCTTCTTCTTTTCGATTCCCACTAAGCTGTATTTTAGTTAGAATCTTTTGCATTTCATCTTTAAATACACCATCTATATCAAAAATTTTTTGATTCTGTATTCCTATTACAGGAGTTGCCATTATTTATCTCTCCTACCTAAAAGAATTTCAGGCCTTAATCCTCTTGAAGTTAACATATCCCTTACAGGTTTACTGGTAGGTTTAGGAATAAACTGATCTTTAAATGCACTAATCTGTTCTTGATATCTTTGTTGTGCTACTTGAAGTGGGTCGTTTAATAAATCTGTTTCTTTTGCCATTATTCCACTCTATCTCCTGTTGGCATGTTTCTACCACCACCTGTGGCAGTTCCTAATTGTGAACCTAATAGATCAAGTCCACCCATTCCCTGTGGAAAAGTTGATTCTCTTTGAGTTCCTTCACCTATTCTTTGTCTTTGTATTGCTGTTTCTCCTGGCCGTTGCAGTTGTGCTTGACCCGGTAAATATTGAGTGCCTAATTGATTTGCAGTTGTGTCAGCTGCTGCTGCACGTTGTTGTTCTAACTGAACAGCTTCTGCAACTTCTTGTGCTTGTTGTCCACGAGCCATCTCTAATAATTTTTCAGCAGCCATTTGGTTTTGTTCTTCTAATGGATTAGTAATACCCACACGTTTCTGTGCTTCGTATAAACTAATTAATCCAGATCCGCCATTCCACAAACGCAATGCTAACAATGCTTCACGTTCTCTTTCTTCTGGTGCTTCTGCTTTAAGTGTTACAGAGTTTTCGTAAAACACTTTTATGTCGTCAGGGGCAATTGCTTGGTCAAAGTTTTGAACGCTACTTCTAGCGTGTACAGTAACTTTACCCATAGCTTTATTGTTTACTAACTTTAAGAATCGTTCATTAGCATGTTCCATTCCTCTAGCCATAGCATCAGCAAACTTACCAAACACTAATCTTCCTGTACCAGCTAAAACACTTAGTGCAAACCCAGTGGAAACACCTGATGGTCGCATACCTCTAACTACGTTAGGGAATGTAGCTTCTTCAATCATTGTCTGTACCATTCCAAGTTGTTGCAATATTTCCTGTGGGGGCATTGCAAGTGGGGATGGTTGTATATTTACATTTGGTCGTACCCAGTTCTTAGCTGCAAACAATTCGTATTCATCCATTGTTGCTTCTGCTGAAGATGCTGGCCCGTAGAAGTCAATTGTTCTCCAAGCGTATTGCCTAAGTATTGCTTCATACTGTGTAATCAATCTTGCTTCTGAATCAAGTAGGCTGTGAACAGGTTTAAGTATTCCTTGATACCTGTCTTCAGGCATACCTACATCATAATCCAAAGATGTAGCTGGTTGTATTTTTACGTAAGGGTTAAACCCATATCCATGTTTATATGGCCCCCATACCCATTCGCCGTCTGCCATTCTTCCGCACCAAGTATCATCCCAATATTCTAAGAATGTTACTGTGTCTGTACCCGGAATCATTGGTCTCCACTCTGGGTATAACATTTGTATATCATTACAATCTGTTTCGTAAAACTCAATTGCCCATTTCATTCCTGCTCTTGAGTCATCCCAAATCATATTCTTAGGATTAACAGCATCAATAATAAAAGGGAAGGAAATGTTTCTTTCATCTAAGTGATCTTGTAAAGCTTCTTTATATTCTCCTTCATCGTCATAGTCATCTAGTAAAGGAGCATCTGGCCACTTATCCCCATCCCACCAAGTCTTAACAAATCCAACTCCATACTGAATAGAGTGTTTTACTATTGTTCTTTTGGTGTGTTCAGGGATATGCATCCATACACCTTGCAAGAATTTTTGTATTCGTTCTGATCTATTCTTTGCTCTTGGTGATGGAGCTGGGACAAATATGGATGGGTTATTGACATCAACGTGATCAGTAGCAACGTTAACAATAGCGTGAGCCGTAGCTGGTCGAACAGGATCGATAGGCATATCATCAGGAATAGGAACAGAACGAGTGCCATGATAATATTCATCTTCTTCCTCGCATTGATCATGGAATGCTTCATATTGTTTTTTATAAGTATCAAAAATATGCAATACATTTTCGGCAGTAGGTTTACTGTCGTCATAGTTCATATCACCGGGGACTAGAGGGTTCCCTGTTTTAAAATCTGTTAAAACCATTATTCAACTCCTGCCTTATCCCACCTTTCTTCCACACGATCCAGCCTTCTGTTTCTCATTATAATTTCACCTTTACTCATTCCGCCAATACCATAACCTTTATTAGTTTCGTCTTGTGTTGCTAAATATCTGCCACCAAATCCACGTCTTCTAGATTGTGAGTATTCTGGTTCATTACAAGCTGATAATGCCAAGGCTAGAGCAAAGACTTCATCGTCATGCTCCCCAGCTGGTGCTTGTGCTTTAAAGTTTCCACTAGACATTCTAACATGCTGAAATGCCCTTAGTTGTCGTAACATTATAGGAATAGCAGGGAATTGTATAGTCTTATGCTCCATTGCTACTTGTAATGTTGCCAATAAATTCTCACGATTGTTCTTTTGGATTGACACTCCTTCTACAGGTAAGTTATTTGCTTCTAGTTCCTGAACCATAGCTAGACCCATACCTGAAGCGTCTGCCATTATTCTTTGCAATCCCCATTCTTGGTTAATTGCAATAATGTGTTGTTGTACTTGTGGCCAGGACTGACCGTCCCATAATCTGTGGTAAACAACCCTACGCTCATCTGCATCCATAACTGTTAGTACGGTAAAGTCACGAGATACACCTAAGTCTAATCCTGCTACATAGTTTTTACCGGGTAGTGGCTCATCTAATAAATCACCACCTATACAATCTTCTATGTTAGAAAAGAATCCTGATGACAAAGAAAATTCTGCTAGGTACATACGTCTCCATGCAGATTCAGGCATAACTTCTTTATCGCCTTCTACTTCTTCTACATCGGCAGGCATTAATAATGGATTCTGATAAACAGTGTAATGAAAGTATCTGTGGTTTTTATGTGCACCACGTTTGGCTGCTTCGCATCCTCTTCTAAACCAGTGCTCTGGATATACAGAAGGAATACCTTCATATAATGCTTTACCCATTCTTCCTGCTTGTCGTAGGGTAGGGCGTAATTTTTCTGCGGCTGCGTTAGGTATGTCTTGTGCTTCTGATACCCACAAAAAATCTAGTCCTACTGTTTGTAGGGCTTGAGCGTTATCAGCCGATTTCATTTCTATTAATCCCCAGATCTCTTCGGATGCACCGTTTAGGGTAATAGTCATATTAGCTTGGTTAGTATCTCGTATCCAACTAGGGTCAAGTAATTGTAGTAATTCGTTCCATGCCTGTCTTCCCTGAATATAAGAAGGGGCAACAACCCAAGCGTGGAATCCCGGCGGAACTAACTGGTATCTGTTGATGTGTTCAATTGGGCGTGATAAAGATTCGTAATAGGCTGCTTCTAGTTCGCCTAATGCACAACGAGACTTACCCCACCTTCGAGCTGCTTCTAACCATTTTTCTTTAGCATGCAGTGAATGTACTTCTAGCTGTCCTTCATGAGGACTGTACCTTGTCCTTAACAATTGTTGTTGCGTCATTTGTTATATCAATTCCTATACCTTGAGGGAAACTATCTTCTTCCTCTTCTATGTATTCTAACGGAGTTCTTCTGTCAGGAACAACTGCACCGGGTTTAATGTCTTCTGAAGTAACAGGTCTAACTTTTTGTTTTACTTTACCTCTACCGCCACCTTTAGTTGGCCCTTCTTCATCAGGCAATATTTGTATTTGCCTTATAACTGCCAGTCGTTTTTCTACTGGTAATTCAGGATCATTCAGCATTTGTACTAAATGCCATTTAGCTACACGCTTTAATTCGTTGTTAGGTAATTCATCTACAGCTACAGATTTAGCTCTTACGTTTTTAGCCGCTTCACCAAAGCTAGGATTTTGTCTTACCCATTTAGTTAACCATGATTGTGACCTGCCAATATAGGCAAGTGCCCCAGAATCCTTTGCATGAAACTGCCGTACCCATAAAAATGCTTTCATCTCAGAAGTAAATGATTCCCACCCATCTATTTGCGAACCATAATTCTGTTGTTTAGCTGCTGACGCAATTGTCGATGCAACTAAAGCTGGATGAATATCACTTGCTTCTCTTCTTGGCATATTAATTTATTCCATATTTTTGTCTTAGGATTTTAGCTAAGCTATCATCACCTTCACGAAGTGATACATTAAAACTTCCCATTTGTAAAAAGTCATTAATCATAGGAGCACCTCTTCCTTGCAAGTCATGCCCCATTGCTTTTAACTCATCTAATGCTTCAAAAAAGTAAGTATTTTGCAATTCAAGTTTACTGGTTTTGTGTATGTTCATGTTAGGGTAATTAATCTGCCTAATCATTCCGTTTAAACTTCTTGTATCTTCTATATTTAAAGGATATCTTCCAGTAATAACATCTTTCCAAAATTCTTTCATAATAATTTCATCTTGTTCTCTTATTGGCTTTTGAGTATAAGAACCCGGTGTACCACTTAGCGTACTTTCTGGATCAATATTTCTTACCCCAATATTTTGCTTTGCTCGTTTAGACATTGTTTCAGCCATACGTGGGCTGCCACCTTGACCTTTACCTATTCCAGAACGTGTAGTAGCACCTGTTGCTCTTTTACCAAAAAGAGTACTTGCTCCTGTCATAGCCATAAGGCTATCAGCAGCATCTCTTAAAACTTCATTTTGAGTACCTACAGTTGCTTCGTAAGCTTTGTCTCTAAATGGATTGGGCATTTCAGCCCCACCAGCTTTTTCAATAATAGGGGCTATTGACACTTCCATAGGCCTTTGGTTTTTATAAAAATTATTTATTTTAGGTAACTCAACTTGATTATCAAGCCCTTTTGTTTTAGCCCATTTTTCAAAAACATTATAGGCTTGCTCTCTTCTAAAAGAGTTAAACCCTTCTTCTACAACTATATTGTAAATAGGTTTATCTAATGAATTGTTATCATAAATTCTATATATGTGAACTCCAGTTTCTTGGTTTAATGCTGATTGCCTAATAGGCGGAGATACATAATTTGGATTTAATCCTTCTCGTGTAAGATAATCATTTTTTTGTGATAAATTAGTAATACCAGAAGGCATTTGTTGATGAGTAGGTGATATAAAATATTTACCTGAGTCAGTATCAGCTCCTATCATTTCCATATCAGTAACGTTAAATAATTCTTTAGCTTTTTCTGGAGTAGGATTTTTTATATAGTCTAAATTTTTGTCTAATTGTATATCTGGGGGATCACCAGTTTTTTTATAACCCATACCAATCCCTACGTTTTTAGCTATAAATGGCAACGCTCCTTTAAGAACTTGACCTACTCCTTCTGGCAATAATTCTGACCCTATACTAACTCCTGCTTCAGTGGGGCTCATTTGGTCACCATATAAACCCAGCTCTCCAAAAGGAATAAGGTCAGAACCTTTTAAATATTCAATTGGTTGTCCATATTGAGCAGACATTCCTGTTGATCCCATACGTCCCATATTAAATGGATCAATTTGCATATCAAATGTAGGAATTGAAAATTGAGGATCAAACTGGCGTAACGGTGCTAATGCTTTTGGTATTTCAGCAAACTTGTCTGCGGTTTTACTTAGGTCTATTCCGCTAAAAGATTTAAGTAAGTTTTTTAAAAACCCTTCATCTTGTGGTGGGGGGTTTGATCCTGTGGCTCGTAACCCACCATAGTCTTCCATTACCATTTAATACCTCGGACGAATTGCTTGGAAGCTAGGTTGCCCTATAGGATCTGGTTGATAATATCCCCTTTGATTCCCCGCAGTATCAAACCGAGGTTGCCCTATAAAAAATCTAGCTAGCGGGCCGAGGTTTTGGAATAAAGCACTTCTGTTTTGCAATATGCTTTGTGGAATTGTTCCTAATGCTGCTGCAATAGATTCAGGTGTCATAGTTGCACCAAACATAGGTTTTGTCATTGTGTCTTGTATACGATCTTGAATACCTTCTTCGTATTCTTCATCTTTCCCAGTAACCGGGTTTCTTCTTGTTCGGGTTACGTATCTTGTTGCACCCAAATTAAACAATGGATTGCTTTGGTTAATTTCATAAAAGTCTTGAGGTAAGTTACGGTCACCCCCGGTAAACCTATCTCTTTCTTCTCCTGTTAACTGCACGTTACTTTTTTTAATAATACCCAAATCTAACATCTGTTTTGTAAAATCAGATTGTTTGTTGGTATCGTAAGTAAGTGTAGGGAAGTTGTTTTGGTTAACCATTATTTCTTTTTCTTTCCTGTTTTCTTTTTTTTTGGAGGTCTACCCATCTTACTACCGTAAGTACCTTTTCCTTTTGGCATTATTTACCTACCTTTCTAGCTGCTATTTTATGAGACTGAGTAAAGGTGCGTCCTTTTTTCATTGACTGAACCATTACTTTTAAATGGTTAGATGTGTGATGCTCACTATGTTTTACCATGGCGTTAGCTTGCCTAGTAGTTAATCCTGACAAAGATACGCCTTTTACTTTTTTAGCTTCTTTAGGCATTACCTTCTCCTTTTTGTTGGAGGTATATTAACACATTATTTATTTCCTTCAGAGTGTAGAGATTAATGTCTAGCTTTTGATCTTTACAGTGAAGAAGTGTGGTCGATTGACGATTCGTTGAGAGTTTACCCCTACACTCTTTTTATAAAATAGCACATCCCCTTTCTCTTAACAATCTCTATCCCCTATATATATTATATATATATAAATATATAGAAACTTACCAGTAAGTTTTGAGACTTACCGTGGTAAGTTTGTAGCTAAGTTGTTCCTAAAAAAAAATTAAAAAAATTTTAAACGGTAAACTTACTAGTAAGAAGTTTTTCTTACCAGAGTAAAAAATATTGAGAAATAGTTTGAACACCTACATAGATATATATGGGTGCCGCCACATGTCTATCGGCTTGGCTGAAAGGGGTCGGGTGGGGGTGGCCCCAAGCAGAATTTTAATTCGTGAAATTTATTTCATGCTTTAGATTTCATGAATTATATATCCAAAGCTGCAAAGTTTGTAGCATAGTTATCATGCCTACCAATACCTAAAATCTATAGTATCAATATCTCAAATAGTTCGTACCATGTGTGATTTATCCAACATTTTGAGAGATTGTTGGTTATTGTACTCTTTTTATATTTATGGTTATTTATGCCTATTTTTTGTTGTGTTTTATATTGTTTAGGTGTATAATATAATCATGGAAAAGCAAATAGATAATAGAATAGATTGTAGATTAGCTTCCAATATGGGACTAATCCAAAAGAGCCAATGTGTAGATACTGATTGTATTATTCATTTCCCTAAACCATATTTGGGAGAATGGTTTTCAGAGCCCAAGAAATCCAAGAATCAAGTAAGGCGAGAACGTCACATTTTTAAGAGATTGCAAGCCAAAAATTTGAGGGTGATAGCCCACAATTCAAAGTTAGTAACTCAGATTATTGATGGTGAGAATATCGCCCCTAATCATATGGTTACTTCAAGTATAGCCAAGATTAAGCAAACTGAGAGATCAAGATTCAGAGTAGTTAATTATGATCGCCAAATATCCAAAGGCAAGGGGTGTACATGTGATGGGCAGAATTTCATGTGTAAATCCCATAGGCGTAAATTTAAAATGACATAACCAAATTTAAAAACAAAATATACCGTTTCTTTGTACCTATTCCGCAAGTGTCTATAAACAAGAATAGAGCAAGACAAAAGCAAAGTAACAAATATCCAAAATATCTTTGATTTGATAAATCGCTGTTGTGGTTATTAACTTAATTTAATGGAGTTTATTAAATGCCTACATTTAATTTTAATACCGACCTACAACAAAATATTTTTGATTTAAACACTGACATGAATTCAATTGGTAATGCTGTTGTTTCCAAGAAACGCAAGTTTCAAGAAGACTTTACAAATTCCAACTTGAATATTTATGTTGATCCGACAGGAAATGCAACACATCAACAACGTGTAGCATGGGAGTCAGCGAAGTTCGCTGTTATAAAAGATGACGGACTTGGCAACGCCCTTAAAGTTTCCTACTGGGTAAGACACCCACTAATCCAAAATGACAATGAAGAAAATGGCACGGTGTCATCTTTTGAGTTAATCATGGGTGGATTAGTTGAGACGATCTTGACAGTGGTACTTACTACCAACGGTTTCAAAGCTAGACACGACAAGGGGAATTTTACCAAAGAATTCACCTCACTTGCCAATGATCTAGGACACGAAATCGTAGATAGAAAGATTGTGGGCGATAGCCCACGCCTTCAAGAATTGATTTCAGAATTTCAAGAAGAATTATTGAGAATCAAAACTTTTCCAATTTCAGATTCA